CGTCGCTTCCTCCCTGTGAACATTGCGCTGCAGGATATCGAGTGGCGTCAGCGAATCCCCCAGCAGGAGCAGTCCTGGAAGTTCGAGGGACAGTATAGCGGTATCTACTACCACTTCCCTCAGGGCGATGTAGACCGTCTCGAGACGACCAGCGAAGCCAACGAAGATATCCAAGAGACGCTGCGCTGGGTAGCCTTCAAGGACAAGTACTTCAGCTCCGTACTGATCGCTTCGGCTACGGGCTTCAAGGATAATAAGCTCACCCTCAAGACCGAGGGTGAAGGTGCGGGGCTTGCGCTCAATGGCGACCCGCTACTGGACAAGCTCAAGGGCGTCCTCGGCATCTAGCTAATCCTCTTCTAGGAAAGGAAAAACCGTTATGGCTATTACCGCCGCAACTAAGACCAGCAACCTCGCCGGGTTTATCCGCCCCGAGATTGCGCAGGCATACTTCGCAGAGGTTCAGAAGGCCTCTGTGGTGCAGTCTCTGGCACGTCAGGTGCCTCTCTCTGTCTCTGGTGAGGCTATCCCCGTCCTGACTGAGAAGCCCACCGCCTCCTGGGTGGAAGAAGGCGCTAAGAAGCCCACCACCCAGGCGGGGCTGACCATGAAGACCATGACCCCGAAGAAGATTGCCGCCATCGCGGTGGTCTCCGCCGAGGTCGTCCGTGCGAACCCCGGTAACTACATGGAAGTCCTTCGTCAGGAGATCGCTGAGTCGTTTGCTCGCGCGTTCGACGATGCCGTTATTCACGGCACCTCGAACCCGTTCGGTGTTGGTACTAACCTCGCCTCCACCAGCAAGACTGTGAAGCTCGGTACTTCTCCCGCGAACAAGGGCGGTATCTTTGCCGACCTGAACTCGGGTCTGGATCTGCTGGTGAAGGACAAGAAGAAGCTCAACGGCTTCGTGTTCGATGACGTTGCTGAGCCGCTGTTTAATGCCTCGGTGGATGCTAACGGTCGCCCGCTGTTCGTGCCTGAGCCGACCGTGGCAACCGCTGCTGTGCGTTCCGGTACCGTGCTGGGTCGTCCTGCTTCGTTCGCTGATACCGTGGCGAACGGTACCACTGCCGGTTCGGTGGTCGGTATCGGTGGTGACTTCTCGAAGGCGCTGTGGGGCACTGTGGGTGGCATCAACTTCGATGTGTCCACCGAGTCCACCGTGACTATCGGTAACCAGCTGGTCTCTCTGTGGGAGAACAACCTGGTCGCGATTCGCGCCGAGGCAGAGTTCGGTTGGCTCATCGAGTCCAACGCCCACTTCGTGAAGTACACCCTCTAACCTGGGCTGGGAGGTGCGTGGCCTGTGATGATGGATGATTTTCCCGAGGTCACCGTGGAGGCGTTGCGGGCGCGTTGGCCGGATATGCCGCCGGGCTCTGAAGAGCATGCTCGTGTCCTTCTTGAGGATGCGGGCGTACTCATCCGTGCGGCAGCGCCCGGCTGGTTCAACCTGCCGGCAGAGGCTATCACGATTGTGGCGTGCCGGATGGTCAAGCGCGCCATGGCAGCAGGGGCATTCGTGGAGGGCGCGTCATCCTTGACGCAGACGGCGGGGCCTTTTAACCAACAGGTTAGCTTCGCAAACCCGAACGGGGATTTGTACCTATCCCGAGCTGAGAAGAAGCTGCTCGGTATCGGGTCGCAACGCGCCACCACCATTGACCTATTCCCTGCCTCCGGTTGCGGGATGGGAGGTGAAGTGCATGGGGTGGCTCAAACCCCGGTTCACGGTTTCACACTCGGCCTGGACTGAAGAAACACCTGATAGTTGGGGTTCCCCTACACGGGGCTGGAGTGCTGCAGTGCAGGTTGAGGTGTTTGGGTGGGCTTCACCGGGCGCGGATTCTGAGATTCGGGATACCGCGACCGGGGTTCGCCGTGACCTTGCCCTGTACGCTCCAACCGGGTTCACCCGCCCCCGCGACCGGGTAACCGTGGACGGGGTGCTGTACGAGTGCGTCGGCTGGCCAGAAGACTACACGCACGGCCCTTTCGGATTCGAGGCGGGGTACCGTATCAATCTCAAACGAGTGGAAGGCTGACAGACGAGTATGGGAAAGACGAAGGTGAAGCTGACGTTGGCGGGGTTCTATGGGCTGCGCACCAGCCCGGAGATGCTTGCCGCCCTGAACACGGAGGCGGCGAAGGTTCAGGCTCGCGCCGGAGCCGGGTTCGCGTCCTCCGCGAAAGCTGGCGCGAAAACAGCGGTGGCGCGTGTCTACCCGACCGGTGCCGCTGGTGTCCGGGCGGAAGCTAAGCACGGTGCCCTGTCCAAGGCCGTGGGCGGGTGGAACCGATGACACCGCAGGTTGGTTCTGGCAGGTTGTATGCTCCGGATGTGTTCGCAGCGCTCCGCAAGGAGGCAAAAAGCTTGTGGGGTTCCCCGGTGTATGTAGCGGAGCCGCCAAACCCGCGCCCGGACGGTGTGTTCGCGGTGTTCACCCCTTCGGGTGGTGCCGAGGGGTCCCCGGCGCATGGGCAACGAGCATTCATTGCCGATGTGTGGGGTTCCACCGCGCAGGATGCATACAACGCAGCGGAGGAGTTGCGTGGCGCGCTGCGTAGCATCGTGAACCAGGAAATCCTCGTAAGCAATGGACAGCCCGTGCTGGTCTACGGTGTAGAGCCTGTGGGGGGTGTGGTGTGGATGCCAGACCCTGACGATAAGATCCCGCGATTCCGGATGAACTTCACGGTGACGTACCGGAACACGCAGATAGACCAGTTATAGCCCCTGTTGTGGGGCAGGAAGGAGCATATTATGGCGCTTGTTGCTGATAATGTGCGTGTCGCTGTTACCGGCGGCGTTTATGTTGGTGCCATCGGCACCGCAACCCCTGCTAACGCGACCGCCCCGGTGGACGCGAAGCTGAAGGACCTCGGCTACATCAGCGAGGACGGGGTGACTCAGAGCATCGACTCTGACACCAGCGAAATCAAGGCCTGGCAGAACGGTGACGTGGTGCGTGTCATTCAGACCTCGCACAAGGTCACTTTCCAGTTCACGCTCATTGAGACGAACGAGGAAGTCCTCAAGCTGTTCTACGCGGACACCACTGCGAACGGGTCGCTGGTGCGAATGACCGGCGCACAGTCCCCGCACCAGACGTTCGTACTGGACGTACTGGACGGCAAGAAGGTTCTGCGTATCGTCATCCCCGACGGTCAGGTAACCGAGCGTGGCGAGGTGACCTACAAGAACGGCGAGGCTGTCGGCTACCAGGTGACTGTCACCGCGTACCCTGACTCGCAGGGTGTGAAGGCGTACAAGCACCTGGGCACCAAGCTCTAATAGAGCTGGTTTAGGTTTGCGGCACGCCCATTCTTCTGGTTGTGCATTGTGGTTGGCTCCCTTTGAGGGTTTCTGGAGCCACAGGCCATGCACACCAAGGGGGCGTGCCGCGCTCGCTTCCCCTACGAAACCCTACCCGATACGTTTTGATTTGGAAGGAAACCCCTCATGTCGGAGAAGAACTACGCGTTTACCCGCACCAGTGACAAGAAGGCTACAGGTGGCGCGCCGGTCGTGAAGGTGAAGCTGCGCGGCAAGACCTGGCAGGTAGACCCCGCCGCGCTGGATGATGCGGAGCTGATGGAGCAGCTGCTCGCGATTGACGAAGGCAACCCCAAGGGTATGTTCTCCGCGGTGGAGTCGTTGCTCGGTGCCGAGGCAAAGCAGGACGTGTTCGAGACGCTCCGCGACCCTGAGACCGGGCGTGTACCCATGACCTTGTTCACCGGGTTCTTTACCGACATGATGAACGCTTTGAACCCAAACTCCTAAAGCTCGCGGCTCTCCTGCGGGAGAACCGCGAGCTTGTGGAGATTGACCTCATCCGCTACTACCATGCCCCGTACGCCGCCCTTGCCGCGGAGTATGGGGCACAGTTGGTGGCGGCGATGGTCGTGAACCTGCCGCCAGATTCGGCGACCATGCGGCATTACGCGCAAGGTTGGGGGCTGGAAGCCCAGCTGCTGGCCGGGGTGTTTGACCGGCTGGTGGAGGCGAACTGGCAGCGCAGTGCAGACGGGCAGAAAGGCCGGAACAAGCCGAAGCCTCTGCCTCGCCCCGGTGTGCAGGGCGCTGGTGTGCGCGTCGGTTCGGGCAGTATGAGCCTGGACGAAGCGAAGTACTGGCTGGCGCAGCGGCGAGCCGGCGGTGGTGTCGTAGTGGGGCAGGAAACAATCAAATAACCGGATAGAGGAAGTGATGATATGGCTGGCGGGTATGAGCTTGCGAAGGCATACGTGACTGTGCTCGCCTCGACCAAGGGCGCGGGCGCACAGATTGTGTCTGAGATTGGTGATGCTGGCGACCGTGCAGGTTCGCAGGCAGGTACTAAAGCATCCTCAGCGTTCGGGCGTATCTTCTCATCTTCCGTTGCCCCGCTGGTGGCGAAGGCTATCGGCGGTATCAGTATCGGCTCGGTTTTTGGTACCGCGTTTGCGAAGGGTTTTAACCGCCTGAAGGCTATTGATGTGGCGCAGGCGAAGCTCCGAGGCTTGGGCAATGACGCTGACGCGGTGTCCGTGATTATGCAGAACGCGTCCGCGTCTGTGAAGGGAACGGCTTTCGGCCTGGCCGCAGCGGCAACCGCCGCGGCTGGTGGGGGCGCCGCCGGCCTCCGACAG